CCAGTTGTTTTTTGTTGTTTGAAGCGAAACGGCAGCAGAAATCACTGGAACCGTTGGCGTGACGAGGATTGACTCGGATTTGCCCATCACATATACGAACGAACCCACAGCACGGAAGGTGGCCCACTGGCTCATGCCTGCGTCTGCACTAGCCGCTTTTGCAAGTGCAGCAGCCAGACCCGCTGAGGTCGTTTCCGATGCCGTTGCTGTAATCGTGACTGAACGCTCTGCATTCGCGGCGTTGTGAATGGTTAGTTTGACGCTTGCACCGTCCGCTACAGTCCCGCAGACAGCAATGCCGGTTGTTTTTGTTGTGTCGGCAATCGGTGGCGGCGAATCTCTTTGGATGTCTTGAGTCGATTCGTAAAGTTTGCCTTCATAGATAACCAAATCGCCGGCAGTATGGGCAGCACTGGCCCATTGGCTAATGCCTTTGGTGCTTGATAACTTATTGACCCACTGGCTTGATGCACCGTCATAAGTCAGCACTTGGCCATCTGTTGGGGTGGCAACCGTAACGTCGCCCAACTCGCCTAGGTTGGTCGGCACTGCATCAACAGGTGACGCACCCGCAGCAATAGCCGCCGCCGTCCGCTTTGTGGGCGGGGCCGCTCCGGGGGCACCCGTAAATGCCGTTACCACGCCAGTCGCAAGGTCAATGTATTGGTCGCCCGGAAGAGGCGGGTAGTCTGTCGGGCTTGGCACGGTATCGACTGCCATGCCGTAGTTGTCGGCTGCCGAGGTGACGTTGGCAGCGTTCCACGCTCCGGTTCCAAGGTAGATGATCGGACTTGCCGCCGATGGGTCTTGCGGCTCCCACTGACTTGTCGTGTCGTTCCAGACCGGAACCTGTCCATTGGTGGCGTACTGTAGTTCGTTGCAATCGAGCAAGTATTCAAGATTGATGTTTCCCCTGATGTACTTATCGACCGCCATGCACGAGGGAACCCATGTGTCTTTGGTCGGATCAAGGCCAGCGTCTGCGTAGGCCGCGATGCCTTCCAGCAAGGTGCCGGGGCCACTGGCATCAAACTCAATGTCATCTATTTCGATTGAGCGGCTGTCAGTCCAGACTTGGGAAGCCTCGTCCCATACCATGACACAATCTTGACCAAGGTTCCCAATAACGTCATCAACGTCATCAAGGTCTGCAATGGCCTTGGGGATCTTGACATCAGTAGGTTGCCAAGCAGCATACGTCACAGACCAGACAGGTATTTGCCCGTCAGCATTCCCGTCAGAAATGCCAGCACCACTCGGCCCTCTGATCTGGCCTGCATCAACCCATGCAGTAGTGGCCGGATTCCACGAGTGCATGTGCCCAGTATCAAGAGCAAGAATGCACTGACCAGCAGCACCAGTAGCAGGGAGGTCAGCAGCGGTGGCGACCGGATTGCTATAGAAGGTTGGCTGACCCTGCGGCCCAGCAATAGCACCAAGATCTACATAGCCGTTTGCCCCGGCAGCAGCAGATGCCGAATCGTAGATGTGCAGGTGGCTGTCATCCTGCGTAATAAAGACAGCGAGATTGGCGGGAGCAGCAGGCAGTGCGGCAGCGTTTGCCACAGCACCGGAAACCTTGAACGTATCGCCTGCCGGGCCTTGAATGCCTGCCGGGCCGATTGGCCCCTGAATCCCCTGTGGCCCCACGGCACCCGCCGGAATGCCGAAGACCAGATTGGCATCTGTAGTTGTTCCAGTGTTGTTGACCGTAGGCGACTGGCCTGTAGGAAGAGCAACAGCACTCACACCCACGATCTCGCCAGCATCACCCTTGGCACCGGGAGTAATCAGGGCCGGGTCAAAGTTGGGATTCTTGGCCCACATCCCGTTAGAGAGCCACATATCCCCTTGGTACAACTGGGTGTTGACGGGGCTTGGCGGGCTATCCGAAGGGCCGTAAACAGTTATTCCATGACCATCTTGGCCGGGGGCACCCGGAGGGCCGGAGGAGCCAGTGGCAGCAAGGTAAGGCAGGTTCGACCACGGAACAGTGCCATCACCAACCTTCAGGACTTGGCCGGGATCGGTAGTTCCGATGGTGTAACAAAGTTCACCAGACGCAGGGATTGGATCATTTTTGAGCCAATTCTCTTCGGTGTCTTGGCGTAGACGGATCCTCTGGAGATTCCGCTCAAAGGAATCTGCACCGGGGTTGCGGCTGGGCGGGGGCGGCTGGGCTGTCATAGAACTCCTCCACCCTATTTATTCCGCTTTTTGCGGCCCTTGGCCCAGCGGGGAGTATGTTTCTCCCGAACCTGTGCCTTTGCCTCTCCCTTGCTCAATGAGGGGTCTTTCTTGATCTGATCCGCTGCCATCCGGTCAACGATGCCTTCATCAAGGCCGACACGCTCTGGCTCCTTCTCCGGCGGGGTGTAGTTCACAGAACCTCTCACCTCCAGATTCCGGGCCTTGGCGACCTTGAGCATATCGGAGGAGTCCTCAATCCACGCTGCCGGATCACACCACCCTCGCTTGTCCGCGATGCCAGCACAGTAGTACCGACCACTTGTGCTGATCCCAGCAGCCTTGGCCTCGGCCAGAATGTATTTGGCTTGCCGCTCTGGCATCTGGTTCAGCCACTCGCCGTTGTAGCGGCCTTCCATGAACGCACGTTCAGATCCCTTAGTTCCGGGTGGCTGCCGAAGGGCACACATCTCAGCAAAGGCTGGCGACTGCCCATCCTCGATCATGGCGATGTAGTGGGCCTTGACCTCGGGGGAAGCAAAAGAAATCTCTGGGGGAAGGTTCACGGCATCATCTCCGGTGGGACTTGAGCGGGTTCTCCAGTACCCCCGCCCGGTTGAGGGTCGCTGCCGCCCGGAGGAGGCTCACCGGGAGCAACACCGGGCGGGGGCTGCGGAGGAGGTGGAGGAGGCGGCAACATAAACTGCCTCGCATCTATGTCGAGCGAATCTGCCCATGCCGCAAGAAGGGCATTCATTGGCCCCGGCATGCCCTGCATCGCAAGCGGCTGAAGGATTGGCCCCAGCGTCTGAAGAGCCATAGACATTTGCTCAACGCGACCACCCTTATTGGGCTTCCTCGCACTCCCGGCCTCAACCCGGTATTCGTACTCGCGGGCCATCTGATCAAGAGTCGCCTCTTGAACCTGATTGCCCCATACCATCGCACCAAGCGGCCCAACAATGGGTGCAACGTCATCAGGCTGGAGCATCCATCTAGCTGCCAACGCTTCCTTGCGAGCGACCAACGACAAGGCATCTTCCAAAACCGAAGCCATATCGTCAGGGCGAACACTGATCTGTTCAGCCTTGACCTGTGCCTCTGCTGCACTCCTGAACTGGTTTCTGGTCATACCGAACACGAGTTCTGTCAGCCCAACCCGCTTGTCGAACATGTCGCTTACGGCTTGGACGATCTTGTAGATCTCAGGACTCACCTCGGGTAACTGGAAGACGCTAACCACATCGTCAACCGACTTGCCCAGAGTCTCAGACAACTCAACCAGTGAGAATCCAGACTCCTCGTGACTGAGAATCTGCTCTTTAATGTCATCGCCGCTCGCCTTGGCGACACCAACGATGGTCTTGCACGAAACCATCACGCGAGTGGCGAGGAAGCTCAAAGCCCAGTTCATAAACCGTAGCTCTGGCAGCCCCGGCTTCATGTGAGCAATCGGCCATGAATAGCCGGGTTTCCTGTGAAATTGCAGGGGCGTGAAAGGCCAAGGGTTGGCAGCGTCCGCATAGAACGGAATCGGCCAACGAGTGCGGGTGAACAGGGAATTGGGCAGGCCAGTCTCATCCGGCTGCTCCAAAGCAATGTCCTTCGGGACGTTCAGCGGGAAGTCGATCCCGTCCGCAACTACGATGTAGCAGTTCTTCCCAAGCGAGTCGAACAAGTCGCGGAACTCTTTGGGGCTGCCCTTTAGGTCATGGCCGAATCCAGTACGGGAATAGATCTTCCAGTACACGATGAGGTCGTTGGTCTTACCCTTACGCCGCTTGTGTTGGTAGTCGCGGCTTTCAGCTTCCGTCCGCGAAACGTAGGACTCTAGGTGCCCCTTCAAGTCCTCCTCACTCAAGCCGTACTTCTCGGCAACATCTTTGACGGGGTGAACGCAGCGACGGGCACACCAGAGAATGTCTTCCTGCTCGTCGGCATCAGGATCAAAGAGGAGGTTATCGACCGAATCAAAGAACGATCCGATAGCACCAACGGGAGGGCCGTCCTCACCACCAAGCTCAGTTAGCTCAGTCCAGAGAACGCCCATCCCCTTGATGATCGCCTCATCAACGAACTTCCGGCAGTGAGTCTTGAGGTCTAGCTCGTTGGGCGTGTAGTTCAGGTAAGCCTCAACGATCTTTGCCAGCGACTCACGCTTAGTCTCCTCCACTCCAACAGCAGTGCTGATGTCAATGAACTGCTGAAGG